ACGTGAATACCTGTCCTCCGATTCAATTAGTTACTCAAGAGAAAGGATAAACAATGCTCGGATTTTTATTTGGATTACTGCTTGGCTTCGTCTGTGCTTACGCTTTCGATGCGTTTCTACAGTATAGAGATAAGCGATAATGGAAAAGACACTTAAGTATGCGATAGAGGAAGCAATACTTTCTGGTCGCAGATCAGCAACACCAGTATTTATGGAGATAGAACTGCGTGAGCAGATCGCACAACAGTTAGAAGCAGCCAACTATCCAGGTGCTGCATTTATCGTAAGGAACCCGCAATGATTACAGATCCAAAAGAACTGCTACTGACAGTACTGCACGCTAAAGATGCCTCTCGTGATCGCAGTACTCAGAGACAGGTAGGTCCATCAGAGATTGGTGGATGTCGTCGTAAGGTCTGGTACCGATTGAACGGACAACCAGAGACTAATGAGAACCAGTCAAAGCTGGCAGCAATTATGGGTACTGCTATCCACGCTGCAATCGAAGAAGCAATCGGTCACCTAGATCCAGATGGTAAAGATTACTTAGTTGAAACTGCAGTAGAGCACGGCGATATGAAGGCACACGTGGATCTATTTATACCTAGCACCGGCGCAGTTGTGGATTGGAAGACAAGCAAGGTCAAGAACCTTTCTTACTTCCCATCAAAGCAACAGCGTTGGCAGGTGCAGATCTATGGCTATCTGCTAGCGCAGAATGGTCACACAGTCAACACTGTAAACCTAGTTGCTATAGCTCGTGATGGTGCTGAGAAGGATGTCAAAGTTCACTCAGAGCCTTACGATGAAGATGTTGCACTAGAGGCAATGGAGTGGTTAACTGAGATCAAGAGGATGGAGTCAGCTCCAGAACCTGAGAAGGATGAATCATTCTGCAAGCACTACTGCCAATACTATGACGCATCAGGAGAGATGGGTTGTGTTGGCTTAAAAAAAGAACGTATCGTCCTTAGTGAGATAGTGATTGAGGACGAGCAGATTGACAAGAACGCTCTGCACTTTCTACAATTAGATCGCAAGATTAAAGAGTTAGAAACTGAAAGAGATTCAGTCAAGTCTTCTTTCGAGGGAACCGTTGGTGTTACAGCCAGTGGTATCGAAATCAGTTGGACAAAGGTTAAAGGTCGTGAGACAGTTGACAAAGATAAAGTCAAAGAACTTATTGGTTATGTCCCAGTAAGTGTTGGAGAAGAAACTGCAAGGCTAAACATCAAACCTAGTGGAGGAAAATAAATGGCTACAGAAGGAACAAAGTTCCAGGTTAATTACAAGTTACCTGATGGAACACTTATCAATCTTTATGCTGCATCAGTGACAGAACTAGAAGCTGGACTAGCAGATCTTGCTATGAACGCACTCAACATCAAGGCAACCGGTGTCGAACTAGGTGCTAGCGCAGCAGCACCAGCACCAACAGTTGCAACAGTTGGTGCAGCATTTAATGCAACACCAGTTGCTGCTCCTGCATCAGATGGAAGCAACACCTGTCGTCACGGAGTGATGGCGTTTCGTGAAGGAACATCAAGCAAGGGACCTTGGAAGGGCTATATGTGTGCTGCACCAAAGGGTGCAACAGACAAGTGCGACACTATCTGGGTTCGATGATCGGTGCGCGAGCCTCGGTTCTATGAGAACCCTGCTTGCGCTACAGTCGGTGGCGACTTTTGGTTTCCTGAAAATGATGCTGCAAGTCGCAACACGATTGAAGTTGCTACTGCCAAATCTATCTGTAGAAGATGTCCACACCAGAGCGAGTGTGCTGAGTGGGGAATACAGAATGAAACCTTTGGTATATGGGGTGGCCTGAATGAAGGCCAACGCAGATTAATTCGACGTGAACGACGAATAACAATAAAGGGGGAAGGCGTTGCTTGACTTATCACGCGCTTGGAGTGGAGTGCTTACCAAAGCAACACCACTTCCTGATGTGTGGCAAGCACTATCTTTGAAGCAGATTAAGTTCCGGCGAGGACAAGTCTGTATGGTAGCTGCGGCCCCTAACGCTGGTAAGTCTATGTTTGCACTCGTCTATGCGATGAAGGCAGATGTACCAACGCTCTTCTTCTCAGCCGATACTGATACTACAACTGTGATGATGAGAGCAGCATCTGTTGCATCTGGTCACTCACAGGTCTCAGTAGAGACAAACTTATCTAAGGATAAGCACTACTACGATAAACACTTTGGAAAACTAGAGCATATTAAATGGGTCTTTGATTCATCACCATCACTAGATGATATCGAGTTAGAGATCAGAGCATATGTAGAACTCTATGGTCACGCTCCAGAGTTGATTGTTATAGACAACTTAATGAACGTTGCAGCAGAGACTGACAATGAGTGGGCTGGCTTACGTGCGATAATGATGGAACTCCACGATATGGCACGTAAGACCGAAGCCTGCGTACTTGTGCTACACCACGTATCTGAGCAGAGTGAGTATGGATCACCATCTAACCCACCTGCTAGACGTGCTATTCACGGCAAGGTAAGTCAACTGCCGGCGCTGATCCTAACGCTGGGCTATGACCCATCCAATGGTGAGTTGAAGGTAGCTGCTGTTAAGAACCGCTTTGGTCCACACGCTGCAGATGGTAAGGATTACGTAACACTCTTTGTTAACTACGCTGCTTGTCAGATCTCTGATAAAAATGCCTGGGGTGTTATGCTAAGAAACGATGCAGTCAATGGATATCAAGGCGACTACATAGTCCAACAATAGATAGGGAATTCAATGAGCGATTTACAGAAGCAAATAGATGATATCAAGGTAGACCTCACCAACTTTGTTGGTGCTCTGCTTCAGTCTGGTATCGTCGAGTTAGTTAAGGATGAAGAAGGCAACGTCATCTACAAGATCAACAAGGTTGTACTGGTAGATGAGCAACCCGAAGTACAATAAGGCTAAGGGTGCTGCCTTTGAAATAGATGTTATGAAATGGCTACGATCTATGGGTCAAGTAGCTGACCGCTTGCGTCTAGCGGGTAAAGATGACGAAGGAGATTTAGTATGTGTTGTCGCGGGACAGACCTACATACTAGAACTCAAGAACACGGCGAGACTAGACTTGCCGGAGTTCTGGAGGCAAGCCGAAGTTGAGGCGCTTAACTATGCTAAAGCTCGTGGTATTGGGGAAGTGCCACTGCATTACGTTGTAGTTAAGCGTCGCAACTCCGGTATAGATAAAGCCTGGGTTATTCAGGATCTAACACAATGGTTAAAGGAGAAACAATAATGCCAGTACCACAAGGTGATATCACCACATCAGAGATACTTGTACCAGAAGTTGTACCAGTCGTCGAAGAAGTAGTTGAAGAAGTAGAAGTTGTTGCTGAAAAGCCTGCACCTAAGAAGAGGGCAAAGAAAGTATGATCTGCAATAATTGCATCAAAGCTGGTGAGGAGAACTCACTGAACCATCTCAAGCGTGCCACACATTGGCACGAGAAGTGTGAAGGATGCGTATGCCAGCACAAGACTGGTCAAGGTTGGGTAAAGGTCGAGGGAGTTCCGGTTCCACTGATGCAAACTCAATCCCCATAGGTCCAATCGTTACCTACTTCGGTGGGGAAGTAAGAGAAGGACAGGATGTATCAGTCAAGTGTTGCTTGCATAGTGACACACGTAGGTCTGCAGTAATCAACACATATAAGAACTTATACTTTTGCCACACTTGCGGTAGAGGTGGTAACGCAGTGAACATAGTCTGCATCATAGAGAACTTGGAGTTTAGGGATGGCCTCAAACGCGCAGTCGAAATTGCTACTGGAAGCGGCGCAGCGATACGCTCAAGAGGTAAATCCGGAAACTCTAGTCGCACTAAACGAACGTGGGATCTCTGAACTTGTAGCAGCTAAGTTCCAACTAGGCACAGTCACTGATGCAATGAATGGTCACGAGATGTATGAAGGATGGATCTCTATCCCTTACATCACCGCCGGTGGCAGTTGCGTAGGCTTTAAGTTCCGGCGCTTAGATGATGGCAAGCCTAAGTATGGTTCCCCTACTGGACAGAAGGCACACCTTTACAACGTCTCAGATGTGCTACCGCTATCGCCTTACATAGTTATCTGCGAGGGTGAACTAGATGCAGTAGTTACTAGCGGGATGCTGGGTATACCAGCAGTGGGTGTCCCTGGAGTACAGTCTTGGAAG